CAATAAACGCTTGGGTATTGGTTAGTGGGGCATCGCCAGGTCAGATAACATCTGGTGACCCTAATGGATGTTTAGAATGTTGTGATTGTGTCCTCTGTATGCCAACTCCTACGCAAACTCCTACGCAAACCCTCACTCCTACTACTACTACGACTTTGACTTTAACCCCAACGAATACACAAACTATGACGAGAACTCCTACTGGCACCCCCACTCCTACTATAACTCCGTCGACTTCGTTTGTAAGTGGAACTACGGAAGCCGAAACATATCTCGCAGCTGTATTAGCAGGAGGAGGAACAGGACTTACTTCAACTATATCGGGTGCTACAATTACTATGTTTAGAGATATTATGGCGAATAATCTTTGGGATAAGTTTAACGCGTTCTATCCAATGATTGGTGGAAATAGTGGTGGTATGAAAGTTAACGGAAAAAATCCTGGTACTAATGACTTAACTTTTAACGGAGGATTTACCTTCGGAGTGAGTGGAGCAACGGGTAATGGAACTAATGCTTATGCGAATACAGGAATACCTCAAAGTGGTCTTACTCAAAACGACGCACATATGTCAATATATGCAAATATTGGAACATCTGATACAACAGTAGATTGTGGTGTTGCTTCAGCATCGGGTAATAGTAGAAGTTTAATTTATACTAATGAAGGTAATGTAGCTGGTTGGGCAATGAATAGAGCAAATAGTGGATATATTACTTGGTCAAATGCGAGTAATAATGGAACAGGATTATATGTTGCAAATAGAACAGCATCAAATAACGAGGAAGGTTATAGAAATGGAACTGAAAGGGCTAGTGGAACCACTGCTTCAGTAGTATCATCTAATAATCCTTACATTTTTGGTGCAAGATATGGAGACGCTGGTGCTGAAGCATATAGTAATAGAAGATATTGTTGGTTCTCTCTCGGTAAATCTTTCACAGACGCAGAACAACAAACTTTCTCAACCATAATAAACACTTTCAATACAACACTCGGTCGAAATACATACTAAAAATATATTCATATATGAAGAACTACGGAGAAATACTAAAACTAGCCTTATCCCAACTTTCTTTGGTATTTCCAACAATACCTGAGAACGCCAAGATAGCTCCATTTTTAAACATTCACGACAATGGCAACCAAGAAAATACAAATTGAATTTGACCTGAATACCAATGAGGTAAAACTCGCTGGTGAAGCTACATTATCTTTAGCACAACAGGTTAGAATATTAACTAAAGAATTATCAAAAACTCCTGAAGGAACAAAGGAGTTTGAATTATTAAGAAGAAAACTCGGTGATACCAAAGATAATTTAGATAGAGTTAATGCTAAATCCCGTGAGTTATTTGGGACATTGTCATTAATTCCTGGTCCTATTGGGGAGGTTGCTGGTAAGTTGAATGGGGCAATTTCTTTGATGAAAACATTTTCAGGGTTTTCATTCAAGGATATTAAAAATCAATTCAATGGATTATTAGATGATATAAAAAATATATTTGTTGCTCTTGGTACATGGGGAGAACAGACAAAAGATTTAGAAGGGACTGTCGGAGACTTGAATGATACCACAGCCACCTTTTCAGAAAAGTTAGGACAAACAGCATCAAATGCTGGTGCTGCTGGTGATAGTGTTGTAAGTTATAATGAAAAATTACAACAGGAAATAGACTTAATGAAAGAAGCTGCTCTTGAAAGCGCAAACTCTATTTCTAAAAATAATGAGGAAATTGCTACTATAACTGAAAAAGCAAATTCGATTGAAGATTTAAGTTCATTGACTGACGAACAGGTCAATTCTTTAGTGGATTTGATTGATACAAATGAAGCTTTAACAGAAAACTTATCTGAACAAATTACAGTTGTAGAAGAATTACAAGTTCAACAAGAGGGTGCTGTTGTCACAACTCAAGCACAAACGGGGGCTAATGTTGCTCTAACAAGAAGTACGGTCGCAACATCAACAGCACTCAGAGTATTAAAAGGTGTATTAGCCTCTCTTGGAATCGGTTTGTTAATCATTGGCATAACAACTTTAATATCAAAAATTGGAGATTGGTTGACATCTACCGATGAGGCGGAAAAGGCACAGAAAGAATTGAATGACGAATTAGCAAAACAACAACAATTACTCGAAGGAGACCAAGCAGCATTTGAAAGGTCCTCAAATGAAAGATTAGCTTATCTAAAATCGATTGGTGCGAGTGAACAACAATTATCGAAAGAAAGAATCTCACTTAAAAGACAAGAAGTTATTCAATTACAAGCAGCAGAAGATGAAGCTCGAGCTTTATATAACTCATCACTTGGAAAAGCAAATAGGGAAACATTAGATAGATTAAACGATAATCTGAATAAAAGAATTGAAGCTACAAGAAATGGTTTATCATCCCTTAGAGTTCTACAGTTAGATGCTATTACCCAAAACAATAAAGACCAAGACCAAAAAAGAGACAAAGACCAACAAGCTAGAAATAAAGATTTAGAAGAATTAAAGGAATTTCAAAGACAAGCAGATTTGACTTTGATGGAGGCAAAAGATAGAGAGATTGCTGAAGTTCAAGACAAATACAAAAAACAAATTGACTTAGCTAAGAAATATAGACAGGATATCACGGACCTTGTCGCAGCTCAAGCTAAAGAAATCTTGGAGATTAATAAAAAGTATGATGAGGAATTGAGAACAAAAAAAATTGCCGATTACCAAGCTCTCATCACCATAGAAGAAAATCAACAAGATGTAGATACAGAAAGATTGATTCAATTACTCGGTAAAAGGAGAGACCTTGAATTAAAAGAAGCTAATCTTACAAGAGAACAAAAATTAGCAATACAAGCACAATATGAAGCTGATTTTAGAAAACTTCGACAAGATGCGAGGGAGAAACAATTAGTAGAAGATATTCAAGCTAGTGAGGGGAACTTTGAAAAACAAATTGAGTTATATCGTCAGTATGCTGATGAAATTATTAAATCAACGACATATACAGAAGCAGAAAAGTTAAGAATAATTCAAGAAACAAATGATAGGATTCTTTCTTTAGAACAACAAAGATTTGATAATGAGAAAACAAAACTTGAATTAAAAAGGGAACAAGACAGACTTACAAATACTGAGTATTATGATGAGTTGGATGCTTTGTATGTTAAAGAACTTGAAAGAGCTAAACAACAGAAAGACCAATTTATTATAACCGAAGCTGAGTATAATAAGAGAGTTAAAGAATTAAGTGATGCTAGGAATAATATCAGACAAGCGGAACTCGATGCTGAGATTGCCACATTTCAAGCTATAGGTCAAGGGCTTGTGGCTGTATCACAACTGATTGGTGAAAATACAAAACAAGGGAAAGCTTTCGCTGTTGCCGCAACATTAGTTAACACATACGCCGCAATCGCAGCACAATTAAGAACCGCAGCAGGTTCACTTGGCGGAGCAATACCAGGTTATGCGATAGCTCAGGCAATTGCTACAGGTTTGGTTGGATTTGCTCAAGTGAAGAAAATTTTATCAACTCAAGTACCAGCATCTACCCCATCTAATACAAGTAATATTGGGACGGGAGCAATCAATGTAAATCAGAGAAGAGCACAGGGAGGTATTGTATTTGGTTCAGGTGGGGATTTTTCTGATAATATACCTGCGATGTTATCTAATGGTGAGTTCGTAGTAAACGCACGCAGTACAAGAGTATTCAGACCACTACTTGAATCAATGAACTCAGCTGCAAACCTTCCACAATTTGCTGTTGGGGGACTTGTATCAGGACCAGGTATGACACCACCACAATCACAAAATGAGACCATCGCTGATGCTATATCCTCAGCATTTGGTCAAACTCCAATTAGAACTTATGTTACCGCAACTGATGTTTCAACACAACAACAATTTGATAGAATAATAAAATCTCGTTCTCTGATATAAAAAAGTGGTAATAATAATCTAATCAAATATTTATACAAAATGTCTACAACAAAGATTGTCGAGTTATTCATTGATGACGAATACGATGAAAGTGGTATCGAAGCCATTTCATTGGTATCAAGACCTGCTCACGATGAAACATGGTTGGCATTCAACCAAGATAAATGTAAGTGTTCAAGCCAAGATACTACCGAAGAAGTTGAAAGACTTGATTCCCCATATACAATAGCTGAAGAAAATTTCTGTGAGGTAAATCCAAAATTGGATGAGCTCGGTGAACCTTATTCTGACTTAATCAAACAAGGTTATAGAGTTGTTAGACTCGAAAGGATTACCCCAATGGAAGTTCATAAGATGCAGGAACAAAAGTTCTCAAATCCAAATGAAGCATCAATTATGGACTCAGGTAATTATCTTGTTCGTTATAAGTATATAGGTCCGAATGACCCTGTTACGAGAAGATTCTGTAAGGAAATGTTGGCGAAAAATAGAGTGTATAGAATCGAAGATATTGAGTCCCTATCCAATCCTGAATTTGGGACTTATTCCATTTTTATGTATAGAGGTTCTTATAACTGCCGTCACGCATGGGTGAGATTATTATATGCTAAAGATGAAGGACCAATAAGAAACTCTGGTTCATCAACAAAAGGTTTGTTAGACCAAACAGTATCAGTTGGGGTAGATACAAGAAATACAAATACAATTCTCAATCCAAGTCCTGATTCGTGGAAACCTGGTCAAGCTAGAGATGGTTCGATATTTGCTCCTGAATATTCATTTGCCGATGATAAGAGTTTGGAGGATGCTTGTTGGGAAGGTTATGAAGCAATCGGAACCAAGATGATTGGTGATAGAGAAGTTCCAAATTGTGTTCCAATCAAGATGACCAAAGATGATTTCGCTGATTCAATTTCTGATTATCCTGATGGAGTTAAATCTGCAGCACAGAGAGCTTTAAAATATGTTGATGAAAACGGATGGGGTTCTTGTGGAACAGGTGTTGGTAAACAAAGAGCTAATCAGTTAGCGAAAGGTCAACCAATATCAGTTGATACAATTAAGAGAATGTATTCCTATCTATCAAGACATAAAGTTGATTTGGATAGTTCAAAAGAATATGGTGATGGTTGTGGAAAATTGATGTATGATGCATGGGGAGGAAAAGCTGGTTTAAGTTGGGCTGAGAGAAAGCTCAAACAACTAGAAAGAGAAAATATGTCAAAGAAAGAATTAACATTATCTGATATGGAGAATTGGGACGGAGCTAAACTTGAGGGAAAGAGATTACTCTTTTTTGATGAGGATAAAAGAATTGTCGTAGGTGCAGCAATGATTCCCAACAAAATGATACATAGATACGATTCAATGGGGAATATGTATTATGTATTTTTCTCAAAAGCTTCAATTAAAAGGATGGCTGAAAAGTTCATGAGACAGAAGAGAACTGATGAAACATCAATAGAACATGATGGTAGAAAACTTGGAGCTGATAAAGTATTTGTGACGGAATCTTGGGTTAGTGAAGATGCCGACAAAGATAAAAGTGCCGCTTACGGATTTAGTTTACCTGCTGGAACTTGGTTTGTATCAATGAAGATTGATGACCCAAAGATTTGGAAGAAGATTAAGTCAGGTGAGCTTACAGGTTTTTCTGTGGAAGGCTTATTCGCAGAGAAATCCATCTTCTCAAAGGACGAGAAGAAAATAAACCAAATTAAGCAAATCTTAAAATCAGTTAAAGATGACAAGTAAAGAAGCATTAAAGCGTATCGCAGTTGTTCTTGGTCTCACTCAACAAACATTTTATGAAGCCAAAACTGAACAAGGAATGGCTATCAAGATGGAAGGTGAGATGGAGATTGGAGCACCTGTATATGTTGCAACTGAAGAAGGAATGATTCCTGTTCCTCCTGGTTTACACAAACTTGAAGATGGTACTGAAATCGAAGTAGACGAAGACGGAAAGATTACCAAGATAAAAGTTGGTGAGATGGAAGCTGAAGTTGAAAAAAAAGAAGAACCAATGGAAGAAGAAATGTCAGTAGAGGAAAAGTTTGGTGATATCAAACTCAAAGACGGAACAGTTCTAAGATTGGAAGGTGAAGAACCAAGTGTAGGTCTACAAATTAGAAAAGTAGGATATGATGGTTCGTTATCTGCAGTCCACGATGGTGTATATGAAACTAGTGATGGAAAATCCATTTCCATTGTTGGTGGAGCTATCGAGGGAGTTCAATCTGAGGCAGACAACAAAAAGCGTGGTGAAGGTTTTAATGAAACAGAAGAATCATTTACGATAGCAGAAACTGACAAGGGTGTTAGGGTTGAATCCAAGACATTCGATGTTGGTGAAGAAGTTATGGTACTTGGTGAAAATGGAGAAAAGAAACCAGCATTAGATGGTGAACATCAAGTTGTATTGAAAGATACAAGTGGTAATGAAAACAAAATTAGATTTATCACCAAAGATGGTAAAATTACCGAAAGAGAGAATGTTGAAGAGATGGAGCAAATGATGGAAATTGCTGCTCTTTTTTCTCAAGCTATCAAGAAAATTGAGGTAAAACTTGATGAACTTGGTGCTCAACAAAAGAAACTCGAGGATAAATTCCAAAAGTTTTCAAAGGAACCTGCGGGTTCAAGAGTGTATACTCAAAAAACAATAAACGAAGAATCAACTCCTGTTAACTCAAAATACGAAGGTTTCAAAAAGTTAAGAGAAGCATTGATTCAAAATCAAATCTAAAGGAAATAAAAATGAAAAACAATTTGAAAAAATTGAACTTCAACTATGACTTGGGTGGTTTATCAAACTTTGTAGACCAACTTTCTGCAGATATTATCTCAGAAGCGGTTCTTACCCCTGTCACGATGAAGTATGTTAATGTGATTCCTGGAATCAAGGGAACACAAAATGTCAATCTTCTTTCTGAAACTCTAGCTGTACAAACTGGTACAACTTGTGGTTGGTCAGACCAAGGCGATGTGACATTCACAGTATCACCTGTTACTGTTCAAGCATTAAAGGTGAATCAGAGTTTATGTTTACAAGAGCTTAATACTCTGTGGCTTGGACAATATTTGAATGCTGGTTCTTATAACGAAAATGCTCCGTTTGAGCAAGCTATCATCGATTTGCAAACAAAGCAAATCAAAAGATATAACGAAGACCTTTTATGGGGTGCTTCAAGTGCTACATCAGCGTTCTCAGGTTTTAAAGAAATCTTTGCTTCCGCATCATTTGCAGCTACTGGTGTTAAATTGACAGGTCAAACGGCTCTTTGTTCTGTGACTGGTTCTTCTACAACTGAGAAGGCTTATAACACATTAGCTCAGATTGATAACCTTATCAACAACTTGGATAGAAATGTGTATGACAGAGATGACATCGTTATCTATATGAGTCAATCACAGTTCAAGTGTTATCTTGTGGCGATTCGCAATGTGAACAACTTCCATTTCACTGAACCAACACTTGGTCAAGTGTATGAAACATTCCACCCACAAACAAAATATAAAGTTGTAGGTGTACCAGGACTCAACGGTTCTGACCTAATTGTCTGTGGACCAATGCAGTATATGCTTGTTGGCACGGACTTAACAAGCGATGAAGATTCATTCAGAGCTTGGTGGTCTCAAGACTTTCAAGAGGTAAGAATGATGTCAGCTTGGAAACTTGGAACACAAGTTGCATTTCAGGAGTTCTTTGTAACTAATGGATTGTCTTA